GGTGGATAATACGAGTCAGTCGGCGAAGCTGGAGGACTGCGTCTTTTGGTACAAGGCCGAGATTCATCCGGATTTCAAGATTGGTGCTCCGGAATTCTGGCAGCACTCGGCGAACTTCTACAGGGACAAGGAGGAAGAGGATATGAACCAGTATGATCCGAGCCAGGGGCGGCGGCTCAAGGGGCCGGAAATCAATGTGCAGAAGAAGTTTTAAGAAGGGGATTAATAGAGCCGCACGGTTGTTAAGGCACCATTTTATAGGGTCCAGATATAGATGGTCACCAAGGCCCTGCTAATGTTTGCTGCCATAGGCATTGCTCTCCTAGTCGCGGACCGCTTTTACCGCATCAACACCTTTATGAGAAACGAGGGTTTCCAGAATAAGATGGCTATGATGCAGCGCTGTGGTGTCGACATGGCTGACTGCTCTGAGGAGCTCAAGTGCATGAATGGATTCTGCCTGTCTACGGATATCTTCGCACCTCCGAGCAACCAGCTTCCGGTTTATCCTTGATAACTACTAGAATGAAGAGCCCGAAGAACGCATATGGCCTCGTTGCCCTTTTCGCCGTCCTCCTCCTAGCCGTTTCAGTCCTTCCCTACCTTCGCAAGATGTATGCGCGTTCGTTTCCGGAGTCTTTCCGGGACCTGGACTGCAAGGGCGTGACGTGCCAGGAGGGAGAGTTCTGCCAGGAGAATGTCTGCCGCGCGATTTCTCCGCCGTATACGAATAACTATTTCCCGAGGGGTCCAGCGTAGGTGTAGGGGGACGCAAGCCTCCCCCTCGCCCCCTGTCTTTAAAGCTTTTAGAACCTAGTGTGCCTCAGTAATATCATTAAAAGGAGACTGCGAGTGTCTTTTTAACGATAGTAAACTCCTATAGGAGTGTAGCAGACTTTAATGACAGGGGGTCAGGGGGAGGCTTTTACCCCCTAGCTAATCCATAGAAGGGCTAGGGGCAGGGGGCGGGGGGGAGGCTTGCGTCCCCCCACCCCCACCCCCAGCCTTCCGGGCAATCGCAAGATCGGGGTGGCCATCTGTAGAGAACATCCCCGTGATATCGGCGCCCAGCGCTCCAGGCGCGCCCACAGATGCCTCCTCAGCCCGGCTAATCTGGACACCCGGCGCCGCACCCGAGAGATCCTTCTTAAGACGCCCCCGGTTCTCCCGCTGGAAAACCTCCCGGGCCTCCTCGTTCTCCTTGTACTTCTTCATCAGCGTGTTCAGCTCGTCCTCGGCATACTCCTGATCGGCCACATCATTGGGCTCCGGATCCCACGGCAGCCACTTCCCGACCTCGGCCAGGAAGATGTTGTGAAGCGTATCCTGGCGCTGCAGCTTCTTCGAGCGGGCCACCGCCTCCGCCTGGCTCGGATAAACACCCCGAATCTTGAGGCCGCGCACCGTTGTCTGAAAATCGTTCTTTGCGTGAAACTCGTCCTCGAGCTTCGTCCGGTTCGTGTGCATGAACGTGTCGTAGGCCTCCTTTAGCTTCGAGCCACGCATGGCCGCATCGTTCTTCTTAATAAACTCCTTGATATCGTCCGAGACCGTATCCAGCCGGAAGCGGGCCTCCCGGCAGATCTCGGCCGCGCCGCTGAGATCCTGGGCCAGAAGACGATCCGACTCCGCGTCCAGCTTCGAGTTGATAGCACTTACGGACTTTATGAGAAACTCCTCCATGGCAACCACCCGGCTCGAATACTCGTAGGTCGAGAGGAAGGCCTCGAACATGAAAAGATCCTTTTTGGCCAGGACCTTCTCCGGACTAAGGAAACTCAGGAGACAAACCTTCTGCCCGGCAATCTCAACGTCCTCCTCTAGGAAATCTTCGCGGGTGGCCATGTTCTAACCTCCCATAAGAGTCCCGCTTTAGATAGAAATACGCAGCTACAAAAAAAACCTGGGGACTGAATATAGATAATATGACCGCCACGGCAGAGATCGTGAATCGCGTTGTTAAGTATCTCGTTGAGGGTCTCTTCGTCGCCGTTGCGGCCATCTTCGTGCCCCGCCGCACGCTTCCCTGGGACGAGATCGTCACGCTCGGCGTTGTCGCGGCGGCCGTTTTCGCCATCCTCGACGTCGTCTCGCCCTCGATCGGCGCTACGGCGCGCCAGGGCGCGGGCTTCGGTATCGGTGCCAACCTTGTTGGATTCCCGGGCGGCCGCGTTTAATCAACTTCAGATTGATACAAAATCATATAATATGGTATTATATACCGTATTATATGATTTCTTTAAAAATGGCAGGGGATATTAGGATAAATGCCGGGTGTTTCTAATCATGTTCGTAACCGTGTAGCGGCTGCTTCCGCACATGAGGCTCACGGGTCTAAGCACTCTGAGGGCCGCACTCGCGCCGAACAGGTGATCGCCAATGCGGCTGCTGCACGCGCCGAGGAGGCTAGAAGACATAAGGAGGAGATTAAGGCGCATTACAGAGAAATGGATAAGGTAATGCATAAGGGCGGGCGCATGTCTCGCAAGGGCCGGAGATCCCGCAAGGCTGGAACCCGTCGGCATTAACGAGGCTCTTAACAGGATGTGGTGGACAAAGAATAAAACCCCCAGAAAAGGCTCCGCCCTAGCGGCCCAGAATAACCTATTAAAAGAGCGTTCCAATCAGACTGCGCGCAACTTTTACTGTAAGAGCAAGAATGCCGGCTCGAAGGTTCCATCGAATAATGGCTACTATGCTAAGACTAACACGCCAACGAATGCATGGATAGAGAAGCACTGTGATAAACCGGATGAGCCTGAAGATCCAAGGCCTGCACATATTGTGGCCCCCATTTCGAATACAGAATCTGTCTCAGATCCTGGAACTCCGAGAGGTACGCGTAGACCAGGGACCACGCGAAAAACTCTAGAAGCCAATGTGAAGCGCGCGCATAATGCAGTCAACGCTGCCAAAAAGAATGAGTACGGTACAAGATACTCTCCAGAGAATCGGGCAAGACAGGCTCGGACTCTAAAGGCCGCCAAGAATGCTCTGAGTGATTTTATTGAGATCCATCTCTAAATACTTCTTATGCCGCTTGCTATCTCGGTGAATCTTCTCATGATTCATCGTGTATTTACCGCCACAATCACAGGTATGTGATTGTGACAGTTTCGCCTTGTTAGCCGCACGATAGACCTTTTGTTGTGCAAGGAGCGCCGCCTTATTTTCCTCAACATACGCCCTATTCTTCTCTCGAATAATCGCCTTGTTCTCTTCGTAATACTTTTTCCCTTTCTCCTGAATCGCCTCCTTATTCTTTTCGGCCCAAGCCTTCATTTCAGCTGCAATCTTCTCCTTATTATTATCTCTCCATTCCTTCCTTTTCTTACAGATTTCCTCCTTGTTTGCCTGGATATAGGTCTTTTGTTTTTCAAGGATTTCTGCCTTGTTTATTTCATAGTAGTTCTTTCTCGCCGCAGCGACTTCTTCTGGATGATCTATTACATACTGCGCACTATACTCGCGGCGTGCCTCGGCATTTTTTATACGGTATTCTGCCTGATATTCGTCTACCTTGTCTTTGTTGGCTTCGACGTAAGCCTTGGTTCTCTCTCGTATTTGCTCTCTATTTGCCAAGTAATAGTTCGCCCTATTTTCTATAATATCTTCTTTTGACATATATGCGCGCTTATTATTCAAACAATAAGGGTCGTATAATGAATCCTTTATATATTCATCCTCTTTCGTGTATAGTTCCTTTCTATCATCACATGGATACTTCTCAACTATATCAAGCTTAACATTATGCCACCCTACCTCATTAATATGCTCATAAACCCATCGATCAGGAAATAATACTGAATCTTTCTTATGATTATTTAATCTGTAGCGAGGGTCGTTGATCGTCGAGCCGATATAATAGTAGTTGTCGATACACTGTAAGACATAAACGACGGCTTTGGGAAACTTCTTGGCGACAGGTGATTCCATATATAACATAGAATGTGCTTTTTTTAACCGTCAAGTTTTTGGCCGCGCCGGGGAGTTTTCCAGGAATGATATCAGTCCCGGCCTCACACAGACCGGACGAACTGCCACCGCAGCTCTTTGCAAATAAGCTCCCAGATCTTATCCTGCACATAGAGCTTATCACGATTCTTTAGCAAAGGAAAGGAGGCCAGATACTCGTCGAGCTCCAGCAGCTCGCAGAACTTGTACAGAACATAGGAATACGAAAGAAAGTTGCTCCGCTCTTTTGGGCAATGTTTCTGGAACGCCGGCTGAATCTCCTTGAACATGTAGCGCAGCTTTTCCTCTATCTCCCGGCTCATGACCGGCGCCGAGCAGCCGTTCAGCCGATTCATAATATGGGGCACGTGCTCATAATACTTATTGTATTTTAGCTTCTTGAGGATCTCGCGCACCTTGGACTGCTTCAGAGTCCGGAAGTCCATGATCCGCTCTTTCTTGAGCTCCGCCAAAATACACTCATAGACTTCGGGAGGAATCTCCGTGCTCTCCTTGGCCTGGAACTGGGCCAGCCACTCATTGAAATGGTTAATACGCTTGTAGGCGTAGTAACTGACCTCCCGAGGAGGGTCCTTGTAGCTCGGCTTATCCGAATCGATGAGAACAAACTCCTGGGCTCCGCAGTTCACGCAGGTGAACAGAGCCTCGTTGGCCGAGAAGATCATCTCGGTCCCGCACTCGTCGCATTCTCCATACTGGTCCGGATCAAACAAGGCCGCCGAACGAGCATGCTCCGGATCGATTTTGCGGAGGTAGTCCTCCAGCAACTTGTCTCGGCGGAGGAGCTCGCCGGCTGGAACGGTGGCCTCCGGCTGGGGCTGGCTGGCCGCAGCACTCTCGAGGGCCGCGAGAACAGACCCCGGCTTGGCCTTGGGCGCCCGCCGCTGAATACTCCCCTGGCCATTCGAGATCTTCTCTTGAGTCTCGTAATAGTTGTATAGGATTTCACCAGTGTCGAGGAAGTAGTCGAAGATCTCATTCTTGCCCATGCGGCGCTCAATCTCCTTCTCGATCTCAATCTCCTTGCGCCGGTTCCTCTCCGACTCGATCTCATCGGCAGGCGCCTTGGCCCGAAGCTCCTTTATCGACTCGCGCAGAACCTCGATCTCCCCCTCCTTCTCAAGGAGTCCCTGCATACGAATATTGTGCAGTCGGTCGAGGGTGGTGCGAGCCTCAGGATTACTCCGCTTGGTTGAACGGATCTTGAAAAAGGCCTCCTCTTTCGCCATTCCCTAACTGGAAACGGCCAGCGTTTTAGGCTACCTCCGGCACGCGGCTTCGAAGGGGCTCCCGGCTGTGAAAAATCCTCCGCCGCCAGAATTTATTTCTAGGAAAGGGGTATATAACAAATGACGGGTGGTGGTCTCATGCAGCTTGTCGCCTACGGCGCCCAGGATGTTTACCTCACGGGCAACCCCCAGATCACGTTCTTCAAGGTCGTGTACCGCCGCCACACGAACTTCGCCATGGAGTCCATTGAGAACCCGTTCAACGGCTCGCCTGGCTTCGGCAAGCGCGTGACGTGCACGATCCAGCGCAACGGTGACCTCATCCACCGCATGTACCTCCAGGCGACGCTCCCCACGGTCCAGCTCAACCCCGCCACGGACGGCTCGGGCGCCCAGTTCCGCTGGCTCAACTGGGTTGGCCACAATCTCATCAAGGCGGTCGAGATCGAGATCGGTGGCCAGCGCATCGACAAGCACTACGGCAACTGGCTCCACATCTGGAATGAGCTCACGCAGGAGGCTGGCAAGCAGGCCGGCTATGCCAAGATGGTTGGCAATATCCCCCAGCTCACGAACCTCCTCCAGCAGGGTGGTGCGGCGTGCGACTCGGACTGCGCTGCCGGTGAGCCCACAGGCTCCCCCGCGCTCCGTGGCTGCGCCCCCGCGTACACGCTCTACATCCCCCTCCAGTTCTGGTTCTGCCGCAACCCTGGCCTTGCGCTCCCGCTCATCGCCCTCCAGTACCACGAGGTCCGCATCAACCTCGACTTCAACGACCTCCGCAACCTCTGCTGGGACAACACGCCCGACCTCCCGAACGTCCACACGATCCGTGACCGTGTCGCGGCGGCCAACCTCCAGGCCGCCTCGCTCTACGTCGACTATATCTACCTCGACACGGACGAGCGCCGCAAGTTCGCCCAGGTCTCGCACGAGTACCTCATCGAGACGCTCCAGTTCACGGGCGCGGAGTCCATCACGTCGTCGGCCAACAAGCTCAAGCTCAACTTCAACCACCCTTGCAAGGAGCTCGTGTGGGTTGTCCAGCGTGATTCGTTCGTCTCGTGCGCCGATGACGTCATTGGCGAGTGGAAGGGCCAGCAGCCCTTCAACTTCTCCGACTGGTGGGACCGCTGCGTCTTCGAGTCGGGCTACTCCGTCACGCGTGTCGAGGGCATGGCTGGCAAGAACCCCGTCATCACGGCTCTCCTCCAGCTCAACGGCCACGATCGCTTCCAGACGCGCGAGGGCGACTACTTCAACCTTGTGCAGCCCTACCAGCACCACACGAACGTCCCCGCCATCGGCATCAACGTCTACTCGTTCGCCCTCCAGCCCGAGCAGCACCAGCCCAGCGGCACGTGCAATCTTTCTCGCATTGATAACACGACGCTCCTCCTCACGGTCTCCAACAACGCTGTTGGCACGTCCACGTCGTCGTCCGTCTACGTCTTCGCGACGAACTATAATGTGCTCCGCGTGATGTCAGGAATGGGGGGCCTCGCTTACAGCAATTAAGGAATCTGGAGACATTTATATCATATTCAAGTCATACTGGCTATTTTTGTGTGATTTTTGTATGTGAGCGGGCGGGTTACATCCTTAAGTGGGTTCGGCAAATCTGATGACCTCCGGCTTAAAATCCTTTCGCGTTACTATTTTAGAAATGGCAACGTGTAAGGCAATCATCCAAGAAGGCCCTCGAAAGGGCTCGGGCTGCAAGTTTCCAGCGTCCGATGGCTACTGTGGACGCCATGAGAGGAATCGTGAATATGATGAACAGGTTGCAGCTGGAAAGAAGCCCTGTAGATTTTTCTTTAGAGGCTGTAACAATCTAGCAGGGGCGGCTGCTTCCTGTAAATCATGCTTAGTGAAACTCACAAAAAAGAAGAATCCATGTAATCACGAGGGATGCACTTTTAAGGTGATAGATCCAGGCTTCTGTAAAAAACATGAAAGAGATAAATACTATCTTGAAGAACAAGAAAAGGGAATCCGTTACTGCGACATTGCTCGTGGATGTTTTAAGCTTCGCCTCGAGGGTTATGCATCATGTCAGGAGTGCCTTGATAAAACGCGTATTCTAGATTCAGCCAGATACCAGAAGCGGAAAGAAATAATAAAAGGTATACAACTGATTGCGGCTAATTCTCTGTGCACCTATTGCGGAAAAGATTTTGAGCCATTTAAGACTAAATTTAATAAAGATTCAGTTTCATGTACTACATGCAGTGAAAATCAATCCAAGCAGGATGAAAAGCGTAAAGATAGAATAAGAAACTTTAAAAATGAAGCATTTAGAAATATAAAAAGATACTATAAAGACTATATTAAGTCAGCAAGTAAGCGTGGATTTGATATTTTAATAGATTTTGACAAGTTTTCAGAGATCGTAAAAGCACCATGCTATTACTGCGGGCACCATGTAGAAAATGAAACCAATGGCATCGACCGTGTAGATAATGCGATTGGATATACTGCTGAAAACTGTGTAACAGCCTGTTGGAAATGTAATAAAATGAAGCATGCGTATCATCAGAGCTTCTTTTTGCAGAAGTGTCATATTATGAATAATATTACTTTAGCCACCAATACATTTTTTGATAAATGGAAAATCTATTACTATCGCTCATGTTTTAAAAACTTCACAGCCTATAAGCTCGAGGCGGAAGAGAGAAACCTTATATTCAACCTTACAGAGGATCAGTGGACTAGACTTACGCGCTCTAAATGTTATCTATGCGGATACAGTTCCGAAAAGGGAATCGGGATTGATAGAGAAGATAATACAGATCGTACATATACTTTTAATAACTGTCGCCCTTGTTGTGGATCATGTAATGATATGAAGGGTGAAATGTCTCTCGATGAGTTTAAGGGGCACTGTAAGACTATTGCTGATAAATGGGCAACCCCTCCAGATATAGTTCCTGAAGATCCATTAAAGGATGTGATTGCGAATTCTGGCCTTACTAGAACAGATGATCGTAAGCATTGGAAAGGCCTTGGTCTATATTATGCCATTCTCGCAGGGACAGCTCAATCCTTTGTAGATACATTTTCGGATGTATATACTTATACCGAATTTAATGAAATGTGTGATTTGATTAAAGAGAGTGAGAAGACTTGTGCAATAGATAAGTTGAAAACTCTTATAAAAGCTCTTAAAAAGAGACGCTCGAGGCTTTCTATAAAAGAATAAACCCAAGCCTAAATCAGATGACCTTTACACGAATCCGAGCCCCCAGTATAAATAGCGCCGACCTTATTGTTCACGGACAAGGAGTAATCTTTTTCGACGCATCCGGACCCTGCACACTCCGAATCTCTGGAATCGATGGCCTCGCAATAAGATTCACCGAGTCCCAAGTCCTTGTGAATATGTTTCCGAGCGGCGAGCCGCTAATAGACAAACAGAATACTACGGGAATCGTGGCTAAGCGCGGAGCCTACTACTGGTTTAGCCTCGACTCCCAGAATCAGCGCCTCTACGCAGGCGTCGGCGAGGCGCGCATGGAGAATGTGATCTATAGATACCAGTTTGGGTCGAAGACAGCAAAGCCATTCTTAGAGAGCCTCACAAAAGTATCGGCAGAAGATGCGCAGATAAGATCCCTCTTAAGAGATCCTATAACAGGCAAGGTCCCTCTTTTAGTAAAGAATATGGAGGAACTGACAATGGAGTCCATTGCGGCCGGCATCCATATGCCAAAGGCGAATCTTTCTCTAACATCGCAGAAACTCTATCACTGTATTGCTGGAAAGCAATTCACGCTAAACTCTCCCGATTTTCCTGATTTCACGCGAGCAATCGAGTATAGTATTGCCACGCCAGGCAAATGGTGTTACGAGCGCCTCAAACAGAAGGCCAATGAATTCAATAAGGATAAGCCGAATCCGAAGGAGACTTATTTGCGTATTACGCTAGGTGAGAATAACGGTGAATCACCTGGCATCCCCTATGTTATGGAGATCTGGCCATCGGGCCATTTCTCTCCTATCCATAATCACGGAGGCTCGAGTGCGATTATACGGGTTCTAAATGGATCCATTAATGTCAGCCTCTTTCCCTTTCTGAGCCTGGATGAGCTGACGCCTTTTGCGACAGCGGAATTCAAAAAGGAGGATATTACTTGGATAAGCCCTGGCCTGAATCAGGTTCACCAGCTGAAGAATCTTGGGTCAGATACCTGTATCACCATACAGTGCTACATGTATGAGGATACCGATACGGCCCACTACGACTATTTCGACTATCTGGATGCGACCCAGGGCCAGTTCGAGCCAGATTCGGACATGGGCTTTATTGAATTCAAGACAACGGTGCGGGCCGAGTGGTTGGCTCGTAGCTGCTGGGGTACCGTCAAGTGCTTAAGTTAAGAACACCCAAAGGGTGATCTTAACTTAGCCTACTTGACAGCATTCGTGTAATGCCAAAGTTAAGCACTCCCTTTTAAGGGGGTGCTTAACTTTGGCATTTCACGGCAAATAACAGGCCCCTATTAATAGTTATGGAAGGCTAAAAAGACGGGCGCGTTAATGTTTCTTTCTACGGGTAGCTCTACTTTTATAGCGCTTGCCTCCCATAAAACCGGCCGCAGTTGAGACGACTGCGCTACAGCTGGGAAAGTCCTCTAATGATATACTTTCTGTTACATTTTCTCCTCCTGCCGGTCGGGCCATGCCAACTGTGTAGCCGTCCGCCGTTTTACATAAGGAATCTAGATCGAGCAGAAATAGCTTTGCGTCAGTCGTGCGAACCCATAGATTATCTGGTTTTATATCCCTATAGTCTAGATTAAACCCTTTTAGGATAGCTATACACTCATCTAGTCCTTTTCTAACGGAATGAATGCTAGATGGTATTTCACCCGGAATGAAATCAAAAATCATATAGCCGACAAACTTAATCGAATCATATCCACGTTGTAGATGCCGTACGAAGGGTACATGGCCGTTATTATTGCTGGTAAATCCGCGCAATAAGATTGTTGGCCGTGGCGGAGAAAGAGCATTATTTTCTTCTTCGTGCGACTCCGTAACAATCTCTTCTACCGTTGTGTAAGTCGGCAAGCTATCCGTTGCACATATACTAGCATAACGTAGATTATGAACAAATTTAAGGTCTAGTGTATCCTTAACTGTGGCATGAAGCTTCACACTTTTAGCAAAAGTGAGTATTGCACCTTCTAGCAACTCGGCGATTTTACTAGCTTTGGGTGAACCACCGGGTAGTCTAACCCTCTCAGGTGGTACACCAAAATAGAATACTTTTATTACATATGAAATATGATTATGTATCACTTTAAACGCTATATTTGTAGATCCAACTCCTAGTACTTGAACATTCCTTACAGCATTTACTGCATTCCCCTTTTTATGATTAACGTATCTTAGTACACTTTCATATATTTCATCGGCATCACTTTCGTCTAACTCTCTATATAATACCGGATCGGAACGTTTAGCTGCCATACTATATTAGTGTTATATACCAAAGTTAAGAAGCCTCCCCGAGCCGGTAGTTCTTAACTTATGTTCACGACGTTAGGACTTAAATATACGACCATACGACACTATAATAATGTATCGTCTGAATCGAGGGCTCCGAGAATGGTCTCTCGATCCAGATGCATTTTTACCAGAGTTCCGCAGCCGGATAAAAGAGTTTGGCATCACGAAAGAAGTTCGATTTTATTCACAGCAGGACGAGGACAAGTATATAATCCAGTATCTTTTAAAGGATAAGATGGCCGATGGCACATTTCTTGAAATCGGGGCATGTGATGGCATTTTATATTCAAATACAAAGACTCTTGAAGACTTCTTTGGATTTTCTGGTATTCTTATTGAACCGCAGGTTGGTTTTTATAATAATCTGATTAAGAATCGGCCGAACTGCGAGTGCTATAACTATGCAGTATCTGATAGCACAAGTCCATTTGTCGAATTCATAGGAAATAATGCGGAAGGCGGCATTAGTGAAAGCATGAACGTGGATAAATATCCCCACTGGAGGCCCTATAGGGTCCCAAATATATGGATGAAGGATATTTTAGCCAAGTCACGATTCAAATATATTGATTTCATGATTATTGACGTCGAAGGTGGTGAGCTCAGTCTTCTAAAAACGATCGATTTTTCATTTCCTATTGGATGTATTATCATTGAAGCAAGTTCTACAGAACAGGAAAAGAATAGGATATTCGGAGAATATTTGGCAAAACAGGGTTTTACTTATAAAGAGAGACAGCGAGGAAATGAAGTTTGGATTAATCCGTCGTATTTTCGTAAAGGGCTATTTAACTTCTAAGGCTCCCGCAAACGACTCCTCCAGCCCCCCAATAAGCTCCTCTTGAAATGCCGGATCGAGGTGCGGATACTCCAAATACAGCTCGGCCAACTTTGTCTTGGCGGCCTCCAGTTTCTCCTTTAGAGAAACGAGCTTCGAGCTGGTCGATTTCCACAGAACTTTCTCCGTCTTGAACTCAATGGCAAATCGATCGCGATGATATCCGTTCGCCTGTACATACCAGATATGCCGTGGAATATCGGCAGGCACAAGGCCACACATTGGCGGCAGCTCCACTACGCGCTTCTTTTGGACCCTGTTGAGAAGAGAGTCGCCGCGATCGACGCAGCGGAGATTGGCCCGACGATTATCGAGGCCATTTCCGGAAATGTGCTGGACGACCTCCGTCGCCTTTGGCTTCATGATCATCGTATGCATATAGACCTCGTGCTTTCCGGAGACGTCGGAGACAGTAGTGGCCAGAGTATTCGATGTATAGTGCCAAGTGTATGGCTGAATGCCTGAGAGATCCGCGGAGTCTACAATGAACTCAACCAGATTCTGTTTAAAAAGGATGGAGCCTACAACATACGAGGAACCCTCGTATGTGACTGACCGGTATACTGGAACGCCCATTGATCCTTACAAAGGTCTTTGATGCCCTCTCTAAAGCGCAGGGCAGGCCCCTTCCTCCCAAACTACCTCTGGCGGTGCCGGCCATGACGAATAGGGCTCCGCGGTCTCCGTGGGTCGATCCATGGCCAAAAGAATCTGGAGGGCCCGGGCTCGGCGCTCCATCGGATTCCCTAGCTGGCGGCGAGCAATCTGTTTCCAGCGCCATTCGAACTGGAGGGCCGCGCGCGAATCGGGGAAGCCGGTGACATGGCAGGCGCGCTTCCATGCACGGCCATGTGTCGCCTTCGCCCCGCCGGACAGCTCACCATTATGTTGTCGGAGACGCCGATCGAGATCAGGAGTAACTCCCACATATGTCTTTGGTGGACCGCTAACTGTTTCTAACAGATAGCATTTCCACATTTTATATGCCGGCTCATATTAAGATGGAGGGTGGTGCCGCAGAAGGATTTCGCCTCGGTGATATTGGAAACTACACGGAAGTGGCCGATTTCTACCCTATAGGAATCGCCTCTCTTTTTGGCATTAATCTGGCCATTGCCGGCGCCCGCCTAGGGAATATTGGAGGCGTCAGCCTGAACACGTATTTCGACACCTTTGGGCTAGAGGGCGTTCTCGCCAATCTTGCGCTTATAATGATAATCTTCCAGATTACACGCTGGATCTACACTATCGGGTATGCAGGCTCCAAGACCTGGTCACCCTTTATCTTTATTTGCATTCTTCTCGGTATTCAGTTCCTGCATGATATAATATTCTACTACGGCGCCATTAATGTGGCCCCGAGCGGCGTGAATGAGATGATAGATCTACTGAAGGGATACGCCAAGCAGAATGGCTCTACGGCAATGGGCGGGCACGCTGTACTTATTGGAGTCATTGGCGGACTTGCCATGATTTTCAAGGAGACGACAATCATTGTCCGAATGTGCATTATTATTGGAACGATATATGCGATGCCCTACTTGATTGCTATGGCTCGATCGAAACCGGTGGTTATTCAAGAGATAGTGAAGGAGACAAAGCAGGTCGAGAAACAGGCGCAGCCGAAGGCGGCAATAATCAAGGAGCCTATGGAGAAAAGAGAGCCACGGGCACTGAATGAGCTGGATGCGTTTTATAGCCCCTTATAAGTAGATGGACGACTTTGAAGAAATGATCCAAAATCAGGCGACGGGGGCATTTATTTCTGCGGAACCTGCCGAGCCTGTAGATCCAGAAGCCGTGAATGCGGATGCGGCCATTGTGGAGCCCGAGGCTGTATCTGAGCCAAAAGGCAAGATAACACGTTCGTCGAAGCAGCTGCGCGTCGACGCGGCTCGCGCCGAAAAGCTAAAGGAGCTCAAGGCCCGTTATGAGACGGAGTTTGCCAATATCCAAGGGCGTCGACCGAAGCCCAAGGCCTACAACGCGGCGGCCGTCCTATCAGCGGCCGATCCCGAGGCAAAGATTACGCAGATTCTGGCCCGGGATCGCGCCGCCCATAATGCTAAGCAGGCTGGAAAGAAAACACGTAGAGCCCCTGTTATTAATGCGAATGCCTCGCGCCGCAATGCGCCGTCTATCCTTGCCTTTACCCGCAGCGAAGTGCGGCGGATCCGCGAGGAGGCTAAGAAGACTCTTATGGAGCTGAAGGGGCGTTCGGAGGCTGAACTCCGGGCCATTGGATCGAATATCTCTGTGCTGCACCCCCTTTTCCACGGGACGCGTAGAAAGCCTGGGCCGAAGTCGAGAGATGGCAAAAATTTAGAATAAGGCGGGCAAAAAGGCCGGCATGCTTCATATAGTCAATCCTACCGATCCATGCGTAATGCCCGAGACTTTCGCCATGGAGTTCAAGTTTCCGCTTGACCCTTTTCAGAAGCACGCCGTGGCTGCCATTAGTCGCCACGAGAATGTGCTCGTAACGGCCAAGACGGGTTCTGGAAAAACTCTGGTCGGCGAGGCCCAGATTGCCCACAGCCTCGCCGCCGGCCGGCGCGTCTTCTATACGACCCCTATCAAGTCCCTTTCAAATCAGAAGTTTTATGATCTGAAAGAGATGTTTCCCGGCCGCGTGGGCATCATGACGGGTGATATTAAATTCAAGCCAGACGCCGACGTCGTGATCATGACCACGGAGATTCTGCGCAACCTCCTTTTCAAGCAGAACTCCGCGACCAGGTCCCTGGGCATCACGGCCGATCTCAGCCTCGATGGGCTCGATGCGGTCGTCTTTGATGAGTGCCACTATATCAATGACAAGGATCGCGGCGCGGTCTGGGAGGAGACGATGATTCTTCTGGATCCCTCGGTCAACCTCGTTCTTCTCTCGGCCACCATTGACCATCCCGAATACTTTGCGGCCTGGTTGGGGGAGCTGAAGCAGCGACCTATCCATCTCATTTCGACGCAGTATCGCGTGGTGCCTCTCCAGCACGCCCTTTACAGGGGCGATGAGCTTCTCACGGTCATGGACAATAAGAACCACTTTGATGCCGGAATCTATAAGATGTGGATCCTGTCTCGGGAGCGCGGTGCCAAGGCTGCCGATGACCATCGGGCTCGCGTGGCCGATCGTAGGCGCGGCGGCTACGAGGATGGGCCAGTGGCTCGAGGAGATTCCCAGAAGTCCTATCTGCACCAGCTCAATGAACTCATTGGTCGCCTCGATTCCAAGACTCTGCTCCCGGCCCTCTTCTTCGTCTTCAGCCGTAAGGACTGTGAGCGCTATGCGGCCAAGGTCGAGCACACCCTCATCGACTCCTCGGATACGGCGGCCGTGAGGCATATTATCGACTTTCACCTGCATCGCTACGGCGACGCGTTAAAGCAGATGCCGCAGTATGTGGCTTTGAGGTCCCTTTTGGAGCGCGGCATCGCCTTTCACCATAGCGGTGTTCTCCCTGTCCTAAAAGAGATCGTGGAGATTCTCTTCGGTCGCGGCTACGTCAAGGTCCTCTTTGCCACGGAGACCTTCGCAGTGGGCATTAATATGCCGACGAAGACGGTGGTATTCACGGCCTATCGGAAGTTCGATGATAGGGGTCCCCGCCTTTTAAACACGGACGAGTATATTCAGATGGCTGGGCGGGCAGGGCGGCGCGGAAAGGATGATAAGGGCTTGGTGCTCTATCTTCCTGACAGAGATCCGGAGGAGGTCGATGATGTTCGGCGCATGATGACGGGGTCCTGCTCGACCTTCCAGTCGCGCATGACCTTCCACTACGACTTCCTCTTGAAGACCATGCAGTCGGGGAATCTCCGCTGGATCGACTTGATGGAGCAGTCGTATTGGTATCGGCGGCACATGACACAGCTGGAGGCCAGTAAGAAGGAAGTGGAAGCCCTCAGAGCAAGTCTTACGGCCTTGGCACCAGAAGACAGGGCGGCTCTAGAGGAGGCCGATGCGCTCAAGGACGCCATTAAAGGCAGCGTCAATGCGGCCAGACGTGATGCCCAGAAGCGCTGGGACGCCTGGGACAGAGCGCACATGGGGCCCAGGTGGCATGGGCTCTTGGCAGCCTGGCCTCAACGGAAGGCCAAGGAGGCCGAGATTAGGCGTGAGGAGGCCGCGATCCAGGCCGCAGCCACACCGGCCTCCGATATTCAGCCGACGCTGAAGGCCATGGAGTTAATGGGCCTCTTAGACCAAGGAGCCCTTACACCGCTCGGAACGGCCGCCACGGAAATCAATGAGGGCCATCCGATTCTCATGTCGAAGCTCTTTCAGAGCGGGACCATGAAAGGCTTTACGGCAGAGGAGATTCTGGCTGTCCTGGCGGCCTTTATTGAAGGCGACGGTGTTAACCCGAGCGAACTGGGGATTCCGAAGCGGTGCGTTGACACCCTCTATGAAATCGACAGGATCGCGGCAGATTGCTGTCGGCTCGAAAAGGGTCTCGTGACTTCCCCGGATTCCTATTGGGGCCTGGGGACAAAGTGGATCGAGCCTGTATGGAGATGGCTGGACGGCGTGGAGATGTCGGCCCTTTGCGTTGACTATGAGGTCTTCGAGGGCAACTTTATGAAGACTTTGATGACTATGGGCAACCTTTTGGAAGAGTGGCGGAGCCTGGCGGTCCTGGCTTCGGATACTGATACTCTGGAAGTGCTGAGGGGAGTCGAGAAGAAGCTTATGCGTGGGGTGGCTGTTTGCGATTCTCTGTATCTGCGGATTTAAATCTTAAGAATAAGTATATAAATGTCCGTTAATCCGGCTAAATATGATCCTAGCAAAATGTACAAGCGTGGAGATACTGTGCTATGGTACGGCTCTAAATGGACTGCCAAAAAGGAGTCTGATCAAAATAGGACTCCTCCTCCAACCTCAAATGATATGTGGGAAGTTGTGATGGAAGAGTATAATGAGACAGAGGTGCGCCTCGAAGGGAGCCGCGGGGTATTAACTATTCTTCCAACACAGCCAGAATATTATGCTACTGCTACATCTCTACCATATATTCAATCTCCTCCCAGCAAGTTATACTTTACCAAGAATGCCAATCTTAAGAGTGGAGAGTTAGTATATTATGATGATGGTGGAGTTACAGGCGGAGTTACATTAAAAGCTAATAAGGATATCGACCGTTTGAGCCCCAAACTTAACTTTATTATACGGCCTGGAGGGTGTACGGGTGAGAATAGAAAAGCAATAGTAGATTTTCCTGAAAAACAGGACTTATCTGTTATTTATCAAGAAAATAACTTAATTCCAGATGTGATTTTTTTTAATAAATGGAAGGGCGGGAAAGGATATGTAGTAATGGCAAATGGATCTGCATGGAGACTTAAGGTATCAGAGGTAATTTTTCCAAGCTCGCCTCCCGCTGATAAGAATATACCAGATGGTATTTGGGAATATATTCCACCTAGCCCGACGACGCCTGAATATGATAATAAGAAAATCTATAAGGTGGGCGATAAAGTTATATCGAAAGGAATAGTCTGGATAGTAAAAGAGGCAGCGGGTGTAGAAGGTTACCCGCCTCCAGCGGATAAGAATGAGCAGAGTAATACATGGGCATACGTTCCTGAAGGCGTGCAATCTAGTCAGGCTCCTAGTTCTATAGCCTCTTATGACAATACTAAAGTATATAAGCTTGGAGAGCAAGTTACATCGAATGGAATCGTCTGGGTAGTAAAAGATGCAACGGGTGCGCCAGGATATAAGCCTCCAGAAGATAAGAATGGACAGAGTAATACATGGGCCTATGTGTCTGGGGGAACTTCTGGTGGAGGCAAGAGTCGAAAGGCGCGTAAGAATCGTAAGGCACGTAAGAGTAGGTCCCGGCGTTAAATACAATTTAGATGGCCTATATAGGAATGGCCGCATCAGGGTCACTAGTATCTGGACCAATCTGGGGGGTAGGCGAACCATCTGGATTCACAAGTACTATAACAACCCCTGTACCACCCCCTGCAACAACCCCTGTGATAACAGGTCTAAGTACAGGCATTGTAACAACAACCCCTGTAACAACATCCCCTGTAACAACATCCCCTGTAACAACCCCTGTAACAACATCCCCTGTAACAACATCCCCTGAAATAACCTCTGTAACAACTACACCAACGGGTGCTATAATGACTCCGACAATGACCTCTGGCGCACAAGCTTCTCCTACATGCCCACCCGGGCTTAGTAGCGACCTAAAATGGTGGCTAAAAAGGATTTTTGAAGAGCAGAAAAAGGTAAGAAAAGAAATAAAGACTCTATCTGAGACCGTGCAAAGTAGCCAAAGCTCTAACAGCGAAAACAGTGAAAACAACAGTGAAAACAACAGTGAAAATAACAGTGAAAATAATGCAAATGAAGGAGGCGGCCGGACTCGCAAACGCAGATATCGTAAAAAGAAGGGGACCCGGAGATAACTTGCCTTGAAATACTAAAGTCGAATATGCGGAGCATTTTGGACTTTGGCATTTTCTAACGATATTAACGACGCGTCTTTCTGCGTGCCTTTTTTGTTCTCTTACCGCCTGTAACAATAGAACGTCTACATCCATACTTTCTGAAATCAAGAACTGCCTTTCTATGGCTACTACTCAAATTAGCCGCCTTATCTGCTGCCGCCTGATAAACACTCTCAACTTCCTTGCGTTTCTCTGTAGCTTCATTCTCAGCTTTTACTGCCTCCTTCCAATTGTCCCCTTTCTCTTTCAACTCCATTTCCACTCTGTTCAAATCTGTTTCCAAGGTCTCAAGCTTACTCGTTAAGTTACTACACTGGGAATTCACGTAGATCGATCCCGGAGGTTGGTGGTGTTTTGACATTTATTTATACATTAGATTTTTATAACGTGAAGTGCCAAAGTTAAGCGCACCCTCACTTCGTTCAGATAGCTTAACTTATATCACTCAGATTACATCCTCAAGTGCCGAAGCGGCACTTTGCGGTAAATACTTTCAAGCAGTATAATAAACATTCTTCAGCCCATATTCTCGAATACATTTTTCCAGAAAGATGACACAGGCCTTACAGGGTTCGGAATTCAGAAAGCCCTCCTTATGGAGAGCCTTATCGCGCGTGAAACGCATGACATACATATCGGCATCACGCAACTTCGATATATCTCCAAGTTGCTTGACGACGTTGCGTTCGGCGTGAATACTGCTGGCCGAGTATCCTGAGCCGCGGCTCCTCGAGCCGTAGTTATTGGTGGCCTCTGCCAGGATTTGGCCGCGCTTCACAATAACGGCCATATGGACGTGGGCATAATGGCGATCCCGGAGCTTGGCTGTCCGCGGATCATCCAGGAACTGTTGGAGAATGCCGTACTGCGTCAGGTGCGCCATGTGATGCCTTTTGTGTTGGCGTGGGTATTTTACTAATTTTACTGGTGTTATGTGCATAAAATAAGAAGGTATAAATCTACTCATTTCTCTCTTCTCTGAGACGTCTGCGAACATTATTAATCTGTTTTTGCGTCAGGCCACGTCTAGCTCTGTTGGCCTCCTCGTCATTACGTTTACTGTTGCCGTAGGTTGAATGACCCGTGTGAGAGTGACTATTCTTTTTTGGTCTGAAACATTTTCCAAGGGCGTTACACACCAGCCCAAGCACCCCCCCGCGCATTGTCTTGCGTCCCCGACCCTTACGCGTACTCTTACGCCCCCGACCCTTTCGTGAGCGTCTGCCGCCAAGCATACTGTCTAATGAAGGTAGAGCCGAACCAGAAGCATTTGCAGAGACATTCGCAGGCACGGCAACAGAAGCATTTGCGGCTGAAGGTCCATTATTTCTGGGCGTAGAGGGACCCGATGATTCGCGACACTTCTCAACCTTAGCTTGAAGCTCCTCCTTTTTTGCCTTAAGTTCCTCTTTTTCCGTTTTGAGAGTCTCTTTGTCTGCCTTAAGCGCCTCTTTTTCCTTTTTGAGCTCCTCTATTTTGGTGTGGCATTCTGCAACAGTAGTACACTTCGTCATTATATTATACCCGCAGATTTAAAACTAGACGCCGCTTCCAGTTCCGCTTTTCCGCATCACAGAAGACAGATAAGCGCACAGGTCCTGACCACGCGGCGTCTCCCTTCACCAGTTTCCCCCAGGCAGGAATCCATACGCGCCCCAGGCCAGCGATTCCATCGACCTCCTTGTTCCATCCCTCCCAGCCTAAGAGAACTCTCGCAAAGGCCAGATCCCGTTCGTAGGCCTTCGCCCGCTTAGCAATAGCATTCAGTTCCTGGCACACTCCTGTATTCACAGGATAACCCATAAGAATCATCTGGTTGTAGCAATCGGCCGCGCGACGAATCGGAGAGGTCGCGTGGCAGTAGACAGCGGCGTCCAGGCCCCAGTGCCTCGTATCCATAGCCGTTGCCAAACAATACTCTCCCCCCGCCGCGGCAAGTGAAGCCGGAAACCCGCAGGCCTCGTAGGCCTTGAACTTCTCCATATCAGGGGCTGAGTGCCTGCGCAAGATACCCTTCTGGAGTTCGAGTAGCCGTTGAGCCGCTGTCCGATTATAGAGGAGCATCAGCTTTTCGATCCACTCATGCGGATCTGATGATCCCGTTACGGCCGTCAGCAGGGCTGCGTTAGGCGATGCAACCGCCGTTTCATAGGTGTAGGACTCCGTAATAAGAATCCGTTGACGTCTCCATACGGGGTTTGTAAGGCTGCCCGTGAAGACAAGGCTGAGAACATCCCTCTCCTGCCCCGGAAGAAGCGAGAAGAGACCCTCCGAAAGAGCCGCTGGAAACATTGGCCGAATCGCCTCGCCATCCCTATAGAGTGTCTGGCCACCCTCTAGAGCCATCAGAAGAGCAGGATTCAGGTGTAGCCAGGACGCGACATCGGCAATGTGGATATGGATCTCGGTACCCGCACCAGTCTCAACGATGCTTATGGCATCATCGACGTCTTTGCATCCAGGAGGATCAATATGGAAGGCCTCCAAAATGCCTGGTGCCGCGGCAGGGGCCACGAGTTCCGCCGGGTTTACAACAAGTCCCTTTCGCCAATCTGCGTGAATCAAGAGAGCTGCCTCTTCAGCAACCAGGTCCCCACATTTTCCGATAACGCGGATAAGATTTCCGCGCGGACAGGTTGAATCCCAGGTGAGAAACTCGATCTGCGCCAGGACGTTGGAGTTATCTCTGGATGAACAGCCAACGAAGAAGGGCGGGTAGCTCTCCTTCCAGGGCGTAAAACGATACATGGGATGCCCGTGGCTCGTGATGCCGTATCGGACCTTGGAGGCCAACTCCAGGACTCCGACGAGGCGATGTTTGGCGCGTTTAACTAGCGTGACCGTTCCATCGTAGGCGATCAAGTCGCCTGGAAGCGCCTTGTTTGCGGATCCCTCCCAGACATGGTTACCGGCCTGGAAATGTATATAATCCTTCGTTTCGAGTTGCATGCCTGGGACTAGGTGTGCGACCAGATAAATTTTCTAAGGCCATTGTATATGGGCTGGTTTAATCGCTTCACGAAAAAGAATAGGGCACCTAGACCGAATGCAGTTACGACTGCCCAGACGCGTCGTATCGGATCCGTTGCGGCCAGAGAGCAGGTTCGTAAGGCAAATAATAAAAGTAAAGCTAGTGGTAACATTCTTGCCAAATATAACAAGGCATCAAGTAATGTTCAGAAGGGCCGTAATACCGTAGCGGAGCGTGCATCGGCGGCATACGACCGCATTCGCTCTACCGTTGAAAGGCGACACAATGACAATAAGAACTCATATAAGAATGCGGCAGATGCTTTAGAGGATGAGATTGATTCGCGTGCAAAAGCCGAGCTGAAGGAGAAAGTTAAGGAAATGGAGGAGCAGTTTGATGATGCTACAATGAAAGTTATTGATGATTATATGGCCGATATTAAGGCCGAGGCAATCGAACTCTCAAAAGATAGAGATCCAAAACTAATAGAAAAACTCAAGGATACACTTATTAATATTATGGCTGAAGGTGATATGAGCGCACCAGAGCCTAAGATAAAGAAAATCCTTGTTTTTATCCTACCAATATTCTTGCTTATCGCACCCTATATTAGCAAGCTCTATAAGAAATTTAAGTATAATCCTGGTGACGTGGCCTATGATAGGCTCCGCGCATTTGTTGATGCCATGAAGGATGAGAAGTCTGGTGGTGCCAATAATCAAAGAAATACTCGTAACAACGGCAACTCTTTAATCATTGGACATACCTGGCACTCTAACTTATTTTTCTCGGCTGCGATGGTTAATATGAGCATGAGTGATGGTACTGGTGAAGGTAACCCTTTTATGTTAATATTATTTATTATTATATTTGTATATTTTGCTATTATTGTAGCTTTAACCATTGGAGTTGTTGTGTTTGATATTTTACTACTGATAAAGAGAGCAATATTCGATGGTGTAAAAAAGGCGCAGGTTACAGGAAAGGCATCAGAAGAACTAGAGCGGGCTGCACCTCAGGTGGTTGCTACACAAAATCCTTTACACCTGAGCAAAAATTCCGCAAAGAATGTTAGACCACCATTAGCACCACCTGGACTTCCGCCACCGCCGATAAATCACAAAGGCCCATATACACCGTCGAAATGGAAGAAAGTTGTTGAAAACGGCGAGAGATGGTATGAAAATGTTAAAACCGGTGAATCATCGTGGACGCTTCCAAAGGGCGCAGTTTTAGTATGATGTGTAGTGCCAAAGTTAAAAATGATTTGCATCCTCTGAATGCAAATCACTTTTTGAACAAGACATTACACGTTACATTCTCATTGACATAAAGACTGCTACCAGAATACAGCCGATGACAAATATTGCAGTCGGCGCCCAGCTAGGTAAACTAAAAGAACTTCCGGAATCAGCTACTGTACCAGCAGGAGCTGTGCCCGCTGCAGCCTCTGCGGGTACAAAGGGTTCGCGCATCGAGCGTAGGACAAACATATCAAGAAAAAGGGCCCCTGCGATCATGCTAACTGAGAGGGCAATAAGCGGAAGGTTGAACTTCATTCTATTATACTAGGGATTTTAAGGAGGGTCGGGTCTAGCGGCCAGTAGACCCAAACCCACCCTCACCGCGTCCAGAAGGCGGCAAACTGCTAAGCAGCCGCACCTCTGAAATCCAGCCCATATCTGGCGCCAGAATCTGAAAGTGGCGATCGCCCGCCTTGAAGCCCGAGCCGAAGGGACCGGCCACAACCGGTGCCTTTAGCAGACCGCGATAAGAGCTATCAATAACTCCCATTGAGTTGGCCATCATATAGCCAGTCTTATAGATGGATGACCGGGGTGCCAGCCAGAAATGCACCGGGTCGGAAGCCTCGTTGACCAGCATCGCCTTCACGCCGAGATTGAGCAG